TTCCGATCTGTTGCCTTCACCTGGTGCAATCTTAGCAACTCGCACTGATATATTTGAACACAACAAAGAAGCAAAAGATCCAGAGCATATTGCATTAGCAAAGATACAAAAATATGTTTCTGATATTGTTGAATGGCAAGAAACTCGCCTTGTTGGTTTCAACTCAAACAAGTTTGACGTTCCGTACATTCGCACAAGCATGATCAGAAACGGATTGAACCCTTATTTTGGGGGTTCAATCAAGTATGGTGATGTGCTGCACGTTGTACGAAGACTTGCGTGTGACAACGTAGAATTTTTAAGCAAGCTCGAAAAGAGAGAAGATGGTCGACCAATCTTTCGTCTTGAGTCAGTTACGAAAGCACTTGGTCTTTTAGATCCATCAGAGATTCAAGCACACGAATCGTTGTCTGATGTCATGCTCACGATTAAGCTCGCAAAGTATCTTGCAGAGAACTACGGCATCGATGTTAGAACATACAGCTCATACGAGATTCAACACAATCGTTTTGATGTTGTCAAAGTGTTTCCATACACTGATGAGAAAGGTCAGAAAGTGTCTGACGAGTATTGCTACTTTGCTGTACTTGAACAGAACAAAACACAATCACTCTTGATCAATCTCAAAAAGTTTGAAGAAGGTGCACACAAAGGTGCTGTATCGTGGTACAACAAAAACACATCAGCACTTTACGTTCAAGAGTATTTGAAATCTGACGATCTGAGAAAGAGAGCAGACGCAGCACGAGAAGCACTGTCAGACATCAATCTCCAAAACTTCTGGCCACCAAAGAATTGTGACGTTGAGCAATTTATCTTCATGATGCCAATTGGACAGATCTCTGCACTCTACGATGCTGTGTGGCGACGTGATCTCTACTTAATCAAAGAGACGCAAAGCAAGTATGCAAGTCAGCTGTATTTGCGTTTCTTATGCAATACAGCAGATCTTGATCAAGTTGAAAAACAACTTAGAGAGTATGCCGTATATCGCTACGGCGGAAAATTAAAAACTGACAAAGAAAATTTTGATGTGTCGTATCAACCTGGCGTCTATAGCGAGAGCTTTCATCCAACGTATAATGAATTGATTGCACAGATTGATGAGCTTGCAAAGGTTCCAGAGAATGCTCACATCATGGCACAACTCAAAACGTTTTACGAGACGAGTTCGATTGCTTCAGTTGCTGGAACTGAACTTCGTGCAATCAACAGGAGCAAAGATGTCATACAAGAAAACGATTTATGTCACAGTCGATAATGAACACGCAGCAACGATAACAGTAGATGTAGAAGACAAGTATGCAACAGAAATCGGTACAACCTGTGAAATTGGTGACGAGCTTGATAAGTTCCTCACTGAACTTATTAAGAAGAATTCTCTTCAGAAGAGCCTCCAGTGAAATGCCACATAGAAGAACAAATCTACTCAGTAAGGTTGACTTCATCATCGACACACTAGAGATGACAAAGCTCGACATTGTGTATATGGAAAAATTGAAGATGCCAATGACGCCAGATGAGCGCATTTACTTCACACAACAAATAGATCGAATTAACAGCACAATTCTTGTTCTCATATGGATGCGCCACAACATCGAGAACAATCAAAAGTTTTGGAAGAAGTTTTTACATTGGGGTAATATATGAGCTTTATCATTACGTGCATTTGTGTTGCGTTTGCGTTCTTTCTTGGGAGAACATCTGCAAGAGTTGAAACCGCATTGTCATTCAAAGATCAACTCCTGATATTGGTTACAGTCATCATCAAAGTAGATCAGTTACTCGCATTCTCTGGCAAGAGTATTAAAGACTTGAGCGCCCGAGAAGTTATTGAAAAAGTACAACAACAGTTGGATCTGATGAACGATGGTAAGTGAAGTATTATTAATTATCACACTTTTTGTGGTGCCAATACCACTATTTCTTTTTGCATATCATCTTGGCTACAATCGTGCTATTGAGGATATGAAGAAAATTCGTTTTAGGAAATAATATATGGACGCATTTGTTATCATGCTTGTCGCAGTTTTTAATTTTTTTCTTGGCTCCTGTGTTGCTTACGCCATAAGTCTGCGACGACAGGACAAGAAGGAAGACGCCAATGAAAAAGAAATTTATTGTAACGGGTTTGAAGACGGCATATATTATACCATAGATGAATACAACCCAGAGCTGTTCAAACCTGAGATTGCTGAGATGCGATACAGAGAGTACAAAGCAATCAAGTATGGACCAGAGAGGCATTAAACTATGAGTACACAACAAACTGAACAAGAAACAACACAGCAGAAGCCTTGGCAAAAGGGCTTCGATTTAACACACATCAACACTATCAAAGAAAACTTTGTACGTTACAACACGTTTGCATTCTCACCATTTGCACAATGGAATGGTCCAAAGATTGCAGACTCGTTATCAAAAGAACGTCTCGTTCAAATCGATGGTGCCGGCTACATCGATACTCACGTTGCTAAAACGAGCACGAACATCGTTATGTACTACGATGTGATTATCGGCAAGAGATTGCGTGGTGATCGAATCATCAACGCTGTTGGTCTTGCTGACACTGGTTCTGTCGATGTCATGGTCAATGCACTGAACGAATTGACAACACGAGACACAACACAATCAACATGGGCATATATTTGGGAAGAAGATGAAACACAGCGTAAGATTATCACTCGTGCAGGGTTTAAGAAAGTTGGCATCAAAGTTACGACGTTCTCAGAAATCTACGGCATCTATTTCAAAGATGCAGTTGACGCACCAACAGCACGAAAGCATCCATATGTTGATCCGGCAGAACAACTTTCACTTGTTAAGCTAAAGACGCCTGAACTCACAAAGTTGTGTGACAAGATTGCAAAGAAACTTGATGCACTTGATGTTGAGTATGCAAACCATTACTCAAAGCACAACAAAGGTCGTGCATGGTCTGCAATCTCACTTCGAGGGTTTTCGTCTGATCCATCATTCATCTCTAAGCCAGTGTGCATGGGTGAAGCATGGAACAAAGAACACGCTAACGAATCGTTTGCACTTCAAGATACTGAGATGCGAGCAGCGTTTCCTGAAGTTGAAGAAGTTGTCAAGCTACTTGGCATTGGCACACAAGAGCGCATTCGTTTCATGCGACTTGCTCCTGGTGGGGGTGAACTCACTCGTCATACAGATCAAGTTGAGCCAGATGCTGGCGTAACAGACGGCACGTTGATGCGCATTCATTTGCCGATCAAAACAAATCCTAAAGTAGACTTTACTGTTTGGGACTACAGGGGACAAGAGCGCACAGTAAACATGAGTAGGGGAGAACTGTGGTATCTTGATATACGCAAGCCACACAGAGCGATAAATGGTGGTGAAGAAGAGCGTATACACCTTGTAATTGATATTGGAGCTACAGATGAGCTTAAATCTCTCCTCCCAGACGAAGTTGAATAGAGCGACACTTGATCAGCTAGACGAGATCTTTGGTCACTTTTATAACTGTCGTGAGTGGTTTCCTCACATACGAAAAGATTATGTTGAGAGAAACATTCGTGCAGGTAACGTCATATACGATAGTGGCATCATAATCATCTTTAATCAGTACAAACGTCGCCAGCGCATTGGCAACGTTGAAGCGATTAGAGGTGATTTTATTTTGCATCAAATATTGAATCCGTATCGCAATACAGACAGGCGAATAGATGCATCAGAGATTATCAAACGTTTTTGTGTTGAATGTAGAACTAATGTTTACTTGTCTGTTCGTGAAGAAAATGAGCGAGCGTGCCACTTTTATTTGAAAAATGGATTTGAACAAGTTGGAAGAACTGCTTGGATGAACGGCACTCTTCCAGGTTTGGTGTTTGTCCACAAAGCCAACAAGTAGTCCTATGAATGCGCCTAAAAAATATTTTGTATATTTGATAGGTGAGTGCATCGACACTGGTTACATTGGAGTAACTTGCAACAAACTGCAACGATGGAAAGCACACTTGCGTTCAACATATCCTGTTGGTGAATATATCAGAAATAACAACCTTGAGTTTTCTGATGACACTATGAAAACTTTGTATGAGGGCACATCGCAAGATTGTTTTCATGTAGAAGTGTCGTTGCGACCAACAGACTACATGGGATTAAATGTTGCTTCAGGTGGTCAAGGAGGATACACGACATACTCACCAGAGCGAAACAGAAAAATCTCTCAAGCACTGAAGGGACAAAAAGTGACTTGGGGTGATAAAGTCAGTCAAACTAAGAAACAACTTGGAATAGCAATTGGAGATAAAAATCCAAAAGCTAAGAAATGGAAATTTACAGCACCATCTGGTGAGCAACACATCGTTGTTGGAAGCAAACAACAATTCTGCGATAATCACAGTCTATTAGCTTCATGTTTGGTTTATCATTTGGGTACATTTGTTCCACCAATATCCAAAACAAGTGGTCGTGGAGGATTTAGAAGTAAGAACAAAAATTCTTTACACAGGCGTTTGAATAGTGTAGGATGGATGTTAGAGACAATAAACTAGCAGGGGGCCTTATTATACTCATTGACTTTAACCAAACTCTGATTTCAAACCTGATGTCCCAGATCAGTTCTAATCCCACTGCCCAGTTGTCTGAAGATCTTATTCGACACATGGTACTGTCGTCTATTCTTTCATACAAGAAAAAGTTTGCTGACAAGTATGGTGAGATGGTGTTCTGCGCTGACGACAGAAAATACTGGCGCCGTGAAGTTTTCCCATACTACAAAGCAAATCGCAAGAAAGCTCGTGATGCATCAAAGCACGACTGGAATCTTATCTTCACCACTCTCAACAAGATTCGTGATGAGATCAAAGAAAAGTTCCCATACAAAGTAATTCAAGTTGATGGTGCAGAAGCAGATGACATCATTGGCACAATGGTGCGATATACACAGACACACAACTTGAGCACTGGCACACTTGACCCACAACCAGAAGATGTGCTGATCATCTCTGGCGACAAAGACTTCGTGCAATTGCAGAAGTATTCTAATGTGAAACAGTTTTCACCAATGATGAAAAAGTTTCTGACTACTGATAACCCACAGCACACGTTGCTTGAGCATATCATCACTGGTGATTCTGGCGACGGTGTTCCAAACTTCTTGTCGAATGATTCAGTATTCGTAACAGAAGGTGCTCGACAGAAGCCAATACGTAAAGACAAGCTCGCAGAGTGGGTTGCTATTGGCGATCCTGAAAAGTTTTGCGATGAAGTTATGTTGAGAAACTTCAGAAGGAATCAGATGCTCATCGATTTGGATCAAACGCCTGTAGAAATCCAACAGAAAATTGTTGAATCGTATCAAAAAGGTCCATCAGGTGACAGACGGAATTTACTAAATTACTTTGTAGAGAATAGGCTTAAATACTTATTAGAAAGTATTTCTGAGTTTTGAGGAAAGAGTATGTCGTCATTGAGCATAGCTGAGATTGTTGGAAAGTTGAAGTCTGCAAAGACCAAGACTGAACGAGTTGAGATCTTGAAGCAGAATGATTGTGCAGCCCTTCGTGGCATTATTAGAATGAATTTTGATGAGTCGCTTGTACTAGCACTACCCAACGGTAGACCGCCATTTAAGCAAGCTACTGTGCCAGACGGTTTTGGAAAGACAACGTTGAAAGCGTCTGCAAAAGGATGGTATGTGTTCATTGAAGCACTGTCGCCAAACCTCAAGCAAAGCAAGCGTGAGTCTATTTTTATACAACTATTAGAGAGTTTAGACAAAAGCGAATCTGAAATACTTGTTCAAGCCAAAGACAGAAAGCTCGACCTTGGTTTGACAAAGAAAGCGATCAACGAAGTATTTCCGGGGCTGATAAAGTCTGAAGGTAGTAAAGATGGCAGCAAAAAAGAGTCAACAAAAAGCGTTACCCGCACCACAGCAAGCGCCGATACGAGCACTCGTTAAGGTGTATGAAGTTGTGTTGACCTTTGACACGAACAAGCCAAACGAACAAATTGAAGAAGAAACAACTCTGTTAATAGAAAAAATTAACGAACTTTTAGCAAAGCATATTAAAGATTCTCTTCCACAAATCTTCAAAGATAAGCAGAAGAAGACAAAGATTGCTATTGTTCCAATAAAGCCAGAAGATTTAGAAGACTAATTCGATCAAGATTAAGCACCACCATTGTCTAAATAAAAGTTTAGACAAAACGGTGTTATGCTGAAACTCATTTCCATAATTTTCAAAGTCGCTCGTTACATCACCTCAGTAACGTTTTATACATTGGCTACACTTGTCATTCTTGCGTTTGTAATTCAGCCAAGTCTTGTACTTAATAGTGGAAAGTCTAATCCCGTCACAGCATCAGATCGTGCTATGATTCACGAGTTGTTTCCTAACTCAAGTTGGAATGATCTTGAGCCTTGTGGTCTTCATTTCGATGAGCAGAAAGAATTCAACACAGCACTTCAATGTGTAAATCAAAAAGTATGGCCACAATCGCCAATCACTAAAGAAGAATTCACACACATACCTCGCTGTTTTATTGTAAAAGCAAAATCGCCTGATGTATTTACAAGTCCAAAAGCTGGCTTTAACTTCTGGCCTATATTTGAACTTACGCCACGTGGCGTTGCAACTGGTGCAGTTGTTGGTGTATATCAGCCCCACACTCGCACAGTGTATATTGTAGAAAACGTAGACGCAGCTATGGTGTATCGTCACGAACTACAGCACTATTTCTTACACATTCATAACCCTGAGACTGGCGGCGGTGGGCATTTTCAAGAGATTTGGAAACAATGTGAGCCCCCATACTATACGCCATCGGAGCAGGTAACAAAGAATTTACCAACTCCGACAGCTACAGAGACTCCAAGTGAGTAGTTAAGTAATTCTTAACTACTTTGTCTTAGTCTTGCGAGTCTTCTTTGCAGGCTTCTTGTCTGCCTTTTTGGCTATTTCAGCAGTGATTGTTGGAAGTGGACCAGCACTACACGCCTTCTTCAATCCAAGTTTCACAAGAATACGACAAACCAAACACTTAATTTTTTTCTTAACGCTCATGTTATACACCCTTAAAAATGGTTGTTGAATTATTTATCGACACTCATTTTATGGCGTTCCGTTTTGGAATATTACTCGCTTTACATTGACGCTGTTCTATAGTATTATAATTGTATGAACATATTCTATCTTGACGAAAATCCCCGCATTGCTGCTCAATATCACCTCGACAAGCACACTGTCAAAATGATCTTAGAGTCTGCGCAACTGTTGTGTACTGCACATCGATTGCTCGACGGTGTTCAGACAAAGCAATCCAAAACTACTCGCAGCGGCAAGATTCGTGATGTCAAGCGTTATGTGCTTGCTAATCCACTCAACAACGAGCTTATGTACGGCGCAACTCATGTTAATCATCCTTGCACTATCTGGTGTCGTGAGAACATAAATAACTATATGTGGTTGTATGAATTATTCGTGGCGTTGTGCGATGAGTACACGTTTCGCTACGGCAAAAAACACAAGACTGATCTTATACTGCGTGACATTCTCAAGTCGCCGCCAGTCAACATTTCTCACGCTCCATTCACAGCGCCAGCTCAAGCTATGCCTGAGCAATACAAACACGCAAATCCTGTAATTGCATATCGACAATACTATATGGGTCCAAAAGCTGCGTTTGCAAAATGGACTAAACGTGCAGTTCCGTCATGGTTTATTAAGGAGCAAGATTACCATGCCAATGTATGATTATGTGTGTTCTGAGTGCCAGCACACATTCGATAAAATTCTAAAGATTGCTGAGAAAGATATACCAAAGCACGAGCCTTGCCCAAAATGTGGTAAGACAAAGTGCATAGATATATCGTTAGGGGCACCAGCTTTGATGAGTCCGTTTCGAGTAGAAGGTCTTAAAAAACCTTCTGGACAATTCAGAGAAAGAATTCAGCAAATAAAGAAAGGTTTACCTAGAAAGACTACACTCAAGGATTACTAATGGGCAAGCGGTCACGGAAGTACCAAAAGCAGCAAGAGATACAAGAGCAAGAGCAGCCTGCTATCGAAGAGGTTCAGGATGAGTATCGCCGCCAAAAGAAGATACTCAAGCACAATTTTAATCTTCAGCATATTGAGCCCTTGACGCAGAATCAAGATAATGCGTTTCATGCAAACGGCAACGGAAACAACTTGTTGCTCTATGGTGTCGCAGGAACAGGAAAAACATTTCTTGCAACATACTTTGCAATTAACGATCTGTTACAAGGTCACGCTCGCAGAATTATTATCGTGAGAAGTGCTGTAACAACTCGTGATCAAGGTTTCTTGCCTGGTACACTTCAAGAAAAAATGGCAATGTACGAAGCGCCATACAGAGAAATATTCTCTGAGTTGTGTGGTGGTCGTCGTGATGTGTACGATCTCTTAAAGAAGCGTGAGTATGTTGAATTCATGTCAACATCATTCATTCGAGGTATCACATTTGACGATGCCATCATCATTGTCGATGAAGTGCAAAACTGTACGATGCACGAGATTGATTCTATCTTAACTCGTGTTGGTAAAAACAGTCGTGTAATTCTTTGCGGCGATCACAGACAAGATGACTTAAAGATGGCTGGCAAACGACATCAAGAATCTGGTATACAAAATCTTGTAAAGATTGCTCGTGCGATGCCTGTGTTTTCTTCAATCGAATTTAATGTGCAAGACATTGTTCGATCCGGATTTGTTCGTGATTACATCATCACTAAGATTAACTTAGGTCTTGATTAATTGTGATAAAAACTTGCTTTTGTAGTGTGTATTGTTGTACATTATCATTACAAGATTCTTTATGGAGCCATGCGATATGAGCAAAAAGGATAAAAAGACTGAGGGTGTAAAATACGACCAACACAAGATTCGTTGGGATCTTGTTCCATACGATGCTGTGAATGAGATTGCCAAAGTTCTTACATTTGGTGCAGCAAAGTATGAAGCACGAAATTGGGAAAAAGGAATGGACTGGTCAAGAGCTTTCGGTGCTCTACAGCGACATTTGACTCGATGGTTTCATGGACAAGATAAAGACAAAGAAACAAAGCTCACACATCTTGCAAACGCTGGCTGCTGTTTGTTCTTTCTTCTTTCTTGGGAGTTGCGACAAGTTGGTAATGATGACCGACCCAAGCTAGATCCAAAACTACTTGAGCACATGGACAGCACAGAATTCATGCAGAATGTATTTGAGTTACTAAAGCAAGTGGCGCCACAGAGTGTGCAAGAGTCTGAGGACGAAGACGAGATTGACCTTCACACAAACTAAATAGTAGCAGTTCATTTAGGGCTGCCTATGTTTGATATAAAGTTGTTTATTAAAGCACTCAAGTCGTTGTCTGAAAGTCAGAACACGCAATATCGCATAGGCAGTCCTTTATCAGTAAAGAGTCCACAATTTGAGTCCAACTGTCGAGAGTTTGCAGACGATATTGACATCGCAGCAAAACGTGGAACACCATTTCAAGCACAAACTCTAAAGTCGATTGCCCGTCATGTGCGCAATAAAAACTTACATCTGGCACACGATGCTGTCCAGAAGCTCGATGCTGGAACAAAAAAACTCATTCCAAACCACATCTTGAATTTTATCTCCAAATATTCATAAAAAATTGAATTTGGAGTTTCTACATAGTATAGTAATAATGTAGGGGCCTGCGTAGTTTCGACAGACTATAGGAACTATATTCCCTCAACACGATGATGATCCTTGGCATCGTAATAAATGGATCACCGTTTAAGTGCAAACTTCGACGCAAATGCTTATAG